TAGCAATATCTATGGGTGCCGGAATGTGTAATATATGTGTGATGTATCAAGGGATGAGTGCACTCTCCTTTTCAGTCGCTAGAGGTGGTGATTGGATTGATGAGAATGTAGCAAGTGATTGTGGTGTTACAAAGGCAAAAGTGATAAGTGTTAAAGAAAACTCAAGTAAGTTAGATTTAACAAAAAGTGCAATAAATGATATTTATAATGAGGGAAGTGATGAGTATAACATCATTAATGCTATTAGAAGTTATTACGGAGCATTAGTGAATTACTTATTAACAAACTTAAAGAATCAGTTTGAAAATGCTGAAAGTGTTCCAAACTTCCCAAATGCCATACCGATTGTATTCGGTGGTGGAACATCATTGGTTAAAGGTTTTATGGAAGTAGTAGGTGAACAATTTAATCAAGATGAGTTTCCAATAGAAGTAGAGAAATTCACATTAGTAGAAGATGCTCACACAGCAGTCGCAAGAGGTTGTTTAAGTGAAGCACAATTAATCGAGGAGGAAGAGGGTGAAAGTAACGAAGAGTCAGATTAAAGAATTAATCAGACACGCTATAGTTGAGTTAACCGAAAAAACATTTGGTTCACAAGCACAATATGATGCGTATAGAAAGAAACATAACTTGAAACCCGGTAGTAAACACAAGGTAGCTGGTAAAACCGTTACCGTTAGAGATACTAAAAAAATATCTAAAAAAGCTAAATCACTTGGTGATAGAATGGCTGATAAATTAAACAAAAGAATGGCTGATTTGGAAAAGAAAAGAAAACAAGGAAAAGTTAAAGAATCCACAGTAAGAAGAAAATATACTATAAAAGAAGTAAGAATGTGGATGAAAAAATTAGAAGAAAATCGTTATAAGAAAGTATATAATTCAGACGCTCGTAGAGTTGCTTGGATGGTAAATAACGAAGGTAGAACATTGGATGAAATGCCTATGTCTATGAAAAAGAAATGGACAAAGGCTCAATACGGAAGAGAAAGATATTTGGCTAAGGAGTTTATAAAATCTAAATCAGAACAAATGAATGAAGGAAAACTTAATGAAATTAAATTTATAGCTTTCTATAAAAGTAAGAAAGTAACTATCAATGCTAAATCTTTATATGATGCTAAAAAACAAATTATAGATAAATTAAAAGTTCCAAAAAAAGATTATGGAATCGTATCAGTATTGAATAAAACAGAATATGATAAACAACAATTTAGATTTGAACAAAAATTAAGAGAATCAATTAGAGAAATCATCAAAGAACAATTGAATGAATATACTGGGGCGGGAAAACCAATACCTCGTAATAAAGCTAAACAATTATTTGTTCCTGAAAAAGAAATGATAAGGTTTTCAAGAGTATTTAAAAAATTAATTCAAAAAGGTTTTGTTTATATTGGTGACCAAACTAAAGAAAAGAAAAAACTAAGAAAACATTATACAGTTACAGTGGATAAAAAAATGTATAACAATTTATTAGATATATTGATGAGTAAAAGATTTAAAGTAAAAACATAACTAAGAGGTATAAATGAAAAAAAGAAAAAATTTTAGGAGAAAGCCTAAAAAAGAGTTACAAGGTTTACAAGTAGAAGTATATGATGGACAAGTAGAAAAAGCTATGAGAATACTTAAAAGAAAAGTAAAAGATAGTAATTTGTTCATAGATTTAAGAAAAAAAGAATACTATGAAAAACCCTCAAAGGTTCGTAGAGAAAAACGCAACCTTGCAAAATTAAGAAATCAATATCAAGTAGAAAAAGAAAAAAGAAATTATTAATACTCACGAAGAAATAATAAATAAATTATTAGAGTACTTGGATTTCTTACAAACCCCCAATCCAAATTTTAATGATATGCCTATATGTCCTTTTATACAAGGGGATTTACATACAGGTAATATTAAATTTATGGTATATAATAACACGATTAACAATATGATACCTGAAATGGATAGTGGGTTTATTGATATGGTTCGTGAATGGAAAGATTCTGATTTCAAGACTGGATTAATTCTACATGTTGGAGATGACTGCACAACTATTCCAAGAAAACCTTTTCAAAAAACTTTGAATGAAGAACTAAAAGCTAATGGTATGGGTGATATTAAAATATTAGTATTCACACCATTTGAAGATTTCAATATAGCTGGTGTGGATACAAGAAAAAAAGCACCTTGTGTATTGTATAATTTAGCCAAAAGAGAAGATTTAAATAAAGCTGGAAATAAGTTATTAAAAACAAAATGGTATGATAATTTACTTACAGAAGATTTTAAAAAATTAAACATAAAAAAGAAAAAAATATTGTAGGTTTTTATTAATTTTTAATATTTATCTATGTAACCTACAATACACCACCAACCTTATGTGGTGTCTAAATATAACTTAACAATTAATTAAGTTTCCTAATAAACTTATTCCAAAAAATACATTGAGGAGAAATATCATGGGAGATATTTTGAAAGAAGCTATTGCTGATGCTAAGGCAGTTAGAGAAACTGCATTAGAAAATGCTAAAATGGCTTTAGAAGAAGCATTCACACCCCAAATCAAATCTATGCTTTCTGCGAAACTGAAAGAAGAAGAAGATGACGAAGTTGAAGAATTTGGTCATGATGAAAAAGAAGAAGGTGAGCATGAAACTGAAGAAGGTGAACATGAAACTGAAGAAGGTGAACATGAAACCGAAGAGGGTGAACATGAGACTGAAGAAGGTGAGCATGATGCTGAAGAGGGTCGTCACGAAGAAGGTGAAGATGATGACGCTGAAGAAGGTAGACTTTCTGCTGGTGAAGAGACTGAAGAAGGTGAACATGATGCTGAAGAAAATGAAGTTGAAGAAGAAAATCTTGACTTAGAAGCTATCATTAAAGAGTTAGAATCTGAATTAACTGAAGATGATAATGGTGATGACGATGATGACGATGACGATGATGATGACGATAACGGCGATTCTGAAGAAGGTGAAGAACCTGTTGAAGAAGAGTATGAAATTCGTCTTGAAGGTGAAGATGATGAAAAAGAAGAAGATGAAGAACCTGTTGAAGAGGAACTTGATAAATCTTCTGGTATTGGCAAAGGTGATAATAAAGAAGACAATACTGATGTTTCATCGGGTGTTGGTAAAGCTGGTAAACCTGGCTTACGAGCAGAACAACTTGAATCTGAATTGAAAGAATACAAAGAAGCTGTTTCTTTCTTAAAAGATAAACTTCACGAAGTTAACATCTTGAATGCTAAATTATTGTTTACAAATAAATTGTTCAAACAATATAGTTTAGATAATAACCAGAAATTAAAAGTGGTTGAAACATTTGACAGAGCACAAACTACAAGAGAGATTAAACTTGTTTATTCTACACTTGCAGAGCAGTTCGGTGATAATAGTTCAATCGTAACAAAAAAATCAATAAGTGAATCAGCTAGTACAGCTGTTAGTTCAACTAAACCATCTAAAGAATCTCGTAAAGTGATTTCTGAAGAGACTCAAGTTGCTAACAGATTTAGAAAACTTGCTGGATTACTTTAATATTAGGAGATAATAAAAATGTCAAACTATGTAAATGATGCACTTTTAGATGCGTCTCCTTTGAAAAAACAACAAGAAGAAGCTAAAAATCTCGTTAATAAATGGGATAAAACAGGTCTTCTTGATGGTTTGAATGAGGATTTTCAAAAATCTGGTATGGCTGTAATGCTTGAAAACCAAGCAAAACAACTAATACAAGAAAACAGTGGAACTGGTGGACAAGCAGCTGGAGCTGCTGTTGCGGCTAGTTCTGAAGAATGGTCTGGTGTGGCTCTTCCATTGGTTCGTAGAATCTTTGGTGAGATTGCATCTCAAGACTTTGTATCAGTTCAACCAATGAACTTACCTTCTGGTCTAGTATTTTACTTAGACTTTAAATATGGTAAAACAACAGCTGGTTCAGAAGCTGAAGGTTTCGGTACAACAGGTGGATTCAATGTTCCAGGTGGTGATGTTAATTCATTAGCTGGTAAATCAGGTGAAAATTCACCAATAGGTTCATCATCTCCATTTGGTGAAGGTGGTCTTTATGGTGAGGGTAGATATGATTACTCTATTAATAGTGCTTTAGGTGATGAAGCAACATTAGGTGCTGCAGCTGCTGCAGCAGTATATGCTACATCTTCAGTTACTTATAAAGATATTAACTTTAACCAAGAGTTTTCAGCTTCATTAGGTGGTAACAACGCAGTTGGTACTTTAGAGAAACTAATTAAAGTTACTGTTCATACTGATGATATATCTAACTTCGATTCAAAAGCTGTTCGTGCATACAATATCACGGGTTCTACTGGATTCGCATTAGCTGATGCACAAGCATTACATGTATTACCACAATTTACGAAATACAATAGTAACAATGATACTATTGACTTTATCGTATCTGGTTCTACAACTGATTTTATTGCAGCTAATAAAATAGAAGTTATTTATTCAAAACAACCTACAGAATCTGACAGAGGTGACTTTGAGGATAATGTTGGTAATGCGACTGCTGATACATTAGCTATACCTGAAGTTGACTTACAATTAAAGTCTCAAGCTATAGTTGCAAAAACAAGAAAACTAAAAGCTGTATGGTCTCCTGAGTTAGCTCAAGACTTAAATGCTTATCATTCAATTGATGCTGAAGCTGAATTAACATCAACATTATCTGAATACATTTCATTAGAAATTGATTTAGAAATCCTTGATATGTTAATCTCAGACGCAGCTACAACTGATTTCTGGTCTGCAACTCCTGGTGAGGACTATGATGGTTCAGGTACTTCTGAAGCTAACTGGAACATTACAACATTCTATGGAACAAGATATGAATGGTATCAAACTCTATTAGGTAAAATCCAAAAGGTTTCTAACGAAATCCAAAGATTAACTCTTAGAGGTGGTGCTAACTTCGTAGTTGTTTCACCGACTGTTGCAACAATCTTGGAATCTATTCCAGGATATGCAGTAAGCACAGATGGAAACAAGTCTAGCTTTGCGGCTGGTGTTCAAGTTGCAGGAAGTCTACAAAATAGATTTACTGTTTATAAGAACCCATATATGACTGAAAACACATTACTTGTTGGTTTCAGAGGAAGTAACTTCCTTGAAACTGGTGCTGTGTATTCTCCATATGTACCACTAATCATGACTCCATTAGTATATGATCCAAGTGACTTCACTCCAAGAAAAGGTGTGATGACACGATATGCTAAGAAAATGATTAGACCTGAGTTTTATGGTAAAATCCATTGTAAAGACTTAAACTTAGTGTAAGTTAATTTTTTACAAACTTAGATAAGAAAAAACCCCCTTTTATTTAGGGGGTTTTTCTTTTATGTTTATATTTATATATGAATTATATTTAATAATTTACTAGCTAAAGTAGTCACTAAACATGGTTAGTATAAAAAAATTAAACAATCCTGAGAGTAGTGACTCAACATTAGGAGAAATAAAAATGGCAAAAAGAGTTGGAAAATATAAAATAAGTGCTAGAGAAAGTACTTTAAATCTTACAGATGGTGGAACTGTTAGTGGTAATTTAACTGTTACTGGAAATGTTATTCTTGATGCATTAAAGACACCTGGTACTGATCCGGGAGTTGATGGACAACTATTTTGTACATCTAGTGTAAATACAGTTGAGACTGGAAGTGCTAAGTATGTACTTTGTTCACAAGGATAATAGTTAATAATTAGAGGGTTATATGAATAAAGTAGGAAAAAAAGTTATTTTTGATAAAGTTAACTTAAACATTGATTTTACCTTAGATGATGTGCTTGAAGAGTTTGGTGTTGATGCTTTTACTTTTCAAAATGGAAAACTTTTAAACGAAGATAAAAGTTTAAATTTAGAAGAAGTAGAAAAATTAGTAAAACCATATGTTGATGTTAAAGTAAAAGAGAAGTTTGGTGAGGACTATGAAATATTTAGTTATTATGATACATTAAACTTGTCTTGGAATGTTGAAGTGGATGCAGTGTCTAAAATAACAGACTATAGAAAAGAGCAATGGTGGAACGAAGTAACACAGAATAAAAATAAGTTAAAATTACCTAAGTTGAAAAAGGTTTAATTTTAATAAATTACAACTTAAAAGGGTGGGAAATATCTCACCCTTTTTTGTTTTATTTGATATTTATATATGAAGAATTATACCCATTTTGGAGAATGTAAATGTCAAAATTTTTATTTTTATATGAAGAACCAACTTCTTATACAACAGGTCAAACACCACATGGAATATACGATTCAGATACTGAATATCAATCAGACAGTTTAACTGTATGTAAATATGTGGCGAGTAAACTTGGACATCCAGTTATGCAACTTGAATTTAATAGTGGTTCAATGTATGCTTGTTTTGAAGAAGCAGTATCGGAATACTCACAACAAATGAATCATTACAATACAAGAAATTGGATGTGGGAACATTATGGAAATACATCAACTGATACTGGAATGAGTTCAACGGGTTCTCGTCAAGCTGAAATTCCTGTAGGTGGATTGTCTTTATTCACATTATCAGAACAATATGGACAAGCTGTAAATGTTGGTGGAAATTCTACTATGTATACAGGTTCAATAACTATAACTGGTTCTCAACAAGTTTATGATTTAACAAGTGAGGCTACTTTAGAAGAAGGTCACACAGCAGCTAATCCAATAGTGGTTCAACGAGTATTCAATCAAGCACCAGCTGCTATATCTAAATTCTATGACCCATTTGCTGGGACTTATGACAATATAGAATTATTGGATTCATTTGGATTCGGTAATGTATCACCAGCAGTATCTTATATATTAAGACCAATATCATATGATTTAGCTAGAGCAAATGCGATTGAAACAAATGACTTGGTAAGAAAATCTGCATATTCATTTGAATTAATAAATAATAAATTAAGAATATTTCCTTTACCAAAAGATACTGATGATGGGAATAAAATATATTTTCATTATTATAAAAGAAATGATATGAATGATGTTACAATTGCTAAAACAAGTGGTAAAGTATCAGACCCATCTAATATACCATATAAATTTTTAACTTATACTGAAATAAATTCAATGGGTAGAAATTGGATTAGAAAATATACATTAGCATTAGCAAAAGAATTATTGGGTATCATTAGAAGTAAATACGCTTCATTACCATTACCAAATGGTGAGGTATCAATGGATGGGGAAGCATTGAAATCAGAGGGTAGAGAAGAAAAAGCAAATCTATTAGAAGAGTTAAATTTATTCTTAGAAGCTGTTAGTAAAAAAGAACAAGCTTTAACAGAACAAGAAGTTGCAAATGCTCAACAAGAGGTATTGAATAAAGCTCCATTAAAAATATACATAGGATAAATAAATGTCTCAAACAAAACCATTTTTTGTACCACAAAAAGAATTTGATTTAATTAATCAAATGAATGAAGAATTGATTGACGAGATTGTCGGACAATCAGTTGATATTTATAAAGTGAATGTTGAAAGAACAGAAGACAATGTTTATGGTGAATCAACAGCTAAATATTATGACATTGGATTTAGAGTAAATTGTTTAATTCTTTATAATGAGCCTGAAGTAAGACAAGATGAGTTTGGTCCAGACACAGCTGCAAGTGTGGAACTATATTTCCAAAGAGAAAATCTTGCAAGTGGTTCATTAAATTTCTATCCAGAGATTGGTGACATTGTGGATTGGAACAATAATTATTGGGAAATCAATGGAACAACAGAACCACAATTGTTCGCAGGACATCCAAATTTTAAACATAATATAAAAGCAACTGCTCACTTCGCAAGATTATCATCGTTACAAATAGAAGAAAGGCCAAGATAATGAGTTTAGATATTTTAAAAGAAAGATTTAGTGGAAAATTAATAACTTCTCAATATGAAGACAAGATTGAAAGTAAACAAAAAATTATTGACAAGTTAGAGGAGGAAACTAATAACTTATCAAATCAAGTGGTAAATTTAGAAAGTGAAAAAAATACTTTATTACAAGAGTTAAATAAAGCTAGACATTTTGAAGATGGTGCTTTTTCTATAAAAGAAAAAAATTATATAAATAAACTTCAATCCAAAGACTTAATGATTAAAGAAGTAGAACAAAAAACAAATTCATTATATAAAGAACTTGATAAAAAAGATGAAAGACTTATTTATAAAAACAAAATAATTGATAACTCTTTAAAAACAATTAAAGAGGCAAAAAATAAAATAAATTATTTGAGTGTTAAATTACAAAATTCTAAAAATTCTAAAAAAGATTTACAATTAGAAATTAAAAAAACTTATCAAGATTATATTTTTAAAATTGATAATTTTGAAAAACAAATAGAGGATAAAAACGAACTTATAAATGAACAACAAAATTTATTAAAACAAGGTAATAAAGAATTAAAAAAATTAACTAATACAATTCAAGAAATAAAAACAAAAAATACTAATAATAAAAAAACAATTAGTGAGTTAGACAATAAACTACAACAAAGTAAAAATTCTTTAATTGTAGAAAATGATAAATTTGTAAAAGAAATTGATAGTAAAGAAAATACAATATCAGAATTAAAAAGTGAAGTGAACATACTTTCAAATAAAGTTACAGCACTAACTGAAACAGCTCAAGACAAATCTATTTTAGAAAAAAGATTACAAGAAGCAGAACAATTTCAAGAGGTGGTTAAGAATACTAAAAATAATTATAATTTTGTTCCCAAGAAAAAACATCAAATGTTAAATACAGATAATTTAATATTTAAACTTAAAGAAATTGCAAAACAAAAACAAGGGTTAAAACCATTAACTTGGAAACAATGGATAGAAATACCAGAGAGTAATTATTTAAATGAATTAAATCACAGTATAGCTAAAAAAATATTTAATGAAAACAATTCTTTGTTCTTAGAGGATGAAAGACAGCAATATGATACTCATACTCGTGCAGACATAGTGGAAGAATCAAAATTAGTACCTTTAACTATCGCGGCTTTGAAAGGTTATTATTCATCAGCAACACTATCTGATTCAACCGATGAAGTTAATATTAATGAATGGAAGGATTTAAGTGGTAATCGAAATCATTTAACACAAGATACTGCTAATGAACAACCTGAATACAATGCAACATTGGGTAGTTTACAATTTAAAAGAGGGGCTGGTGATTTAGACCATATGGATTTCACAACTGGTTTAACTTTATCTGAATTTACATTGTTTTTTGTGCTTGAGTTTGATGATGAGAATCGTCAAGTGTTATTACAAGATACAGATAGAAATGATGAAATTGAGGTAAATTATATTAATGCCAATAGAGCACGACTCCTTGTAAAAGCTAATGATGGTACTGATAGTGTATCTACATCAATTTTACCTGATGACGATACAATTCCACAAGACACAAAACTTTTACTAACTTGTAGAAAACAACCATTCAATAGTGATGATGGATTTGGACAAGTGGAGTGGTTTGTAAACAAAACATCCGTAGGAACAAATAATGATTATGATGAAAACATTTTACAGACCATTAATGAACTTGGTAATAGAAGTAGTGGTACAGGATTTGAGGGAAACATTTATGAATTAGCAATTTATGCAAGAGCTATTGACAATGCAGAAATTACAACATTACAAAATTACTTTATTGATAGAACAAACATTAATATATAGGGATGAATAATGGCAGTTCAACAAATAACACATAAGAAAATTACGAAGTATGATACTTCTAATCCTAACTACAAGGAAACACCTAAACCTAAACAAGAGGTGAGTGGTAATGTTATGGATGATGAAGATGTCTATGGTGAACGAAAACATACCTACACACCTGAACCAAATGGTAATTTACAAATGGAACAAATGATGGGTAAGTTGATGAACAAGTTAGATAACTTTGATTCACCAAGTCAAACAGGAACAAAAGCCATTGAAGTGGATATTAAGAAAGAGATTGCAATTGGTAAAGCTGATATGAGTAGTATTAAATCAGAAGAAGTAAAAGGTAAAGTGAATAATAAATTAGATAAACTTAAAAAACTGAGAAGAAGAAATGGCAGTAAATAAGATTACAAATAAACAAACACTAAATAAAGAGTTAGTGAATAGAGCTAATGAGGTATCTACTAAGGGAACAACTATTCGTGGTAATAGAGAAACCACTATCGTACCGGGTAGTAACCTTTCAGATAATTATTCAATAACACTTAAAGATGTTGACACTGCAGTATTGAATCATGTAAAGAATGTAATGAAACCAAGAGTTAAAGAAGCTAATGAAATATTGAAAATACCTGTGTATTATGGTAATGAGGAAAGATGGAAAGCTGCTAGAAAAAGAGGAGTGTTAAGAGATAGTGGTGGTGCATTAATTCTTCCATTAATAATGCTAAGAAGAACAGAAGTTGCAAGAAATGATTTGTCAGGACAATCTTATCCACACGATATTAGAAGACAATTTGTTGATGTTGTAAGAAGTTCAAGATGGAGTAAAGAAAATCAATATGATAGATTTTCAGTTCAAACTGGAGTTCAACCTGTTTATGAAAATATAGTTACTGGAATGCCAAATTACTCTGATATAACTTATGAATTTGTTTTATGGACAAATTTTATAGAACAAATGAATCCGTTAATTGAATCTTTCGTAGACCAATCACATACTTATTGGGGTGATTCAACTGATAATAGATTTATGTGTTCAATTGATAGTGTATCAGACGCTTCAGAAATGAATCAAGATGGTGAGAGATTTATTAAATCCACATTTAGTGTTGTGACAAAAGCATATTTATTACCTGAATACCTAAATTCAGTAATTACAAACAAAGTATCAAATATGAAAAAATTCACAACACCATCAAAAGTTACCTTTGGGTTTGAGGGTGACGCTACAGACGAACAAGTAGGGAAATAAATCACTTGTTTTAAAAATTTATATATATTTATATATAGTTAATTAACAATTCACAAATGGAGGTTATAATGCCAGAAGAAGTAAAATTCACAGAAGAAGAACTTAAACAAGTTCAAAACATACAAAAAGGTTATTTGAATGTTCAAAACCAATTTGGACAATTAAAATTAGCACAGATTAGATTAGATGAACAAGAAATAGAATTAGAGGATTCTTATAAAAAGATTCAATCAGAGGAACAAGTATTCCTTGATGGAATTACTAAAAAATATGGACAAGGTTCTTTAAATCCTGAAACAGGCGTGTTCACACCAACTGAAAATAAATCTGAATAATCAAAAAAAAATTATTGTTTGGGGTTTAAATCATATATTTATATATGAATAATACTAATGCGCAAAATAGTATTTACCTCAAATTAAAAAGTTAACTTAGGAGAAAATCAATGGCCGAAAAGATTATAAGTCCTGGTGTATTTACAAATGAAATAGACCAGTCCTTTTTACCTTCCGCTGTGGCTGATATTGGAGCTGCTCTCGTTGGACCAACACTCAAAGGTCCTGCAGGAATCCCAACCGTTGTAACATCATTTTCTGATTTCCAAGCGAAATTTGGAGATGTGTTCAAAAGTGGTTCAAATTCATTCCAATTCTTAACATCACATGCAGCTGAAGAGTATTTAAAAAATTCAGACACACTAACTGTCGTAAGAGTGATGGATGGTACATTTGGACCAGCTTCTGCTGATGTTTCATCAGATGGAGATACAACAGTAGGAACTAATATTGCTACTGGTTCAATGCAAATTCAAACTGCAGCACTTGGAGAAAGATATAAAGTAACAGAAGGAAGTAATTCATTTACATTCATAGCATCAGCTGATGGTGGAGGTGACTCTTCTGATGATACAGTTAGATTCTTTGAAGGTAGTACAACACTATCAACACATGTAACTAATTTAGTATCTGAAATAAATGCAGTTGATGGATTAAGTGTAACAGCTGTTTCACAATCAAATCAACTACTTGGATTTACAGCTTCATCTGCAGGGACAGGTAATAATGGTATTACATTCGTTACTTCTTCAACAGCTACTCCAGGTACATTCGCAAGTGCACCTGCAGTTGGTGGCGCTACAACCACAGGATTTATATTAAGTGGTGGTACAGACACAGCAGGAACTTCAGTTGTTTCATTTACATTAGAAACATTAGCTGATGGTACTATAATGAACAATGCTGATTCAACAACAACTACAAACAGTATCTTAACAAGTGGTTCAAAACACAATATTAGATATGAAGTTGTTGGTAAAAATAATGCAAAAGGTACATTTAATCTGTTAATTAGGGCAGGAAATGATAACCAAAAAAGAAAACAAACACTTGAAACATTTAATAATGTTTCTTTAGACCCTAATTCAATCAACTTTATTCAAAAAGTAGTGGGTGACCAAAAACAAACTGTTAGAACAGATGGAACTACAAAATACTTACAATTGACTGGTTCATATCCAAATGCATCAAGATATGTTAGAGTATCAAGTGTTACTTCACCAACGGTTGACTATTTAGATGAAAATGGAAGTATTAGATTAAATTCATTATCTGCTTCCTTACCAGCTAATGGTAGTGGTTCAAATAATGGTGGATTTAGTGGAGCAACAGATGGTACTGTTGGATTTGATGCTTTAGGTAATCAAAATGGTACAATAGAAACAACAGCTGTTAATTTTTATGATAGTATCGGCTCACAAACTCAAGGGTTTAGTTTAGGTGCTGGAGCAGAAGCAACATCTGGTTCAAACGGATATACAGAAGCTCTTGACTTACTTGCTAACCAAGATGAGTTTGATATTAATCTAATATTATTACCAGGTGTTATTGATTCACTTCATACTTCTGTTACAACTAAAGCAATAGATGTTTGTGAATCAAGAGGTGATTGTTTCGCAATTCTTGATCCAGTTCCTTATGGTTCAACATTAGCGTCAGCTACTGCTAGAGGTGATGCAAGAGACTCAAACTTCGCAGCTATGTATTGGCCGTGGGTTAAAGTACCAGATACACAAGTAGCTGGAACTCAAAGATGGGTGCCACCATCAGTAACACTCGGTGGAATATATGCATTCAATGATAGAGTTGCTCACCCGTGGTTCGCTCCTGCTGGATTGAATCGTGGTGGAATCACAACTGCTATACAAGCTGAGAGAAAACTAACTCAAGGTAATCGTGATGATTTATATGATAGTAATATTAATCCAATAGCAACATTCCCTGGACAAGGAGTGACTGTGTTTGGACAAAAAACATTACAGAAAAAATCATCAGCTCTTGATAGAGTAAATGTAAGAAGATTACTAATTAGAGTTAAGAAGTTTGTTGCAAGTTCATCAAGATTCTTGGTATTTGAA